AGCATCCCACTTATGAGTAGTAGTCAGAGCCTTATAATTAGAGCCCTTCCAAGTGCTGTCCGGGTCATAGTTGTAGGTGTAGTTCACACCGTTGGCCTTGATGGTGATACCGGGCTTGCCATCTTTAGGAGCCAGCAGCTGCCAAATCATGCGTTCAGGAACGATACGAGCACCAGTAATCAGCTGTGCAGTATCATCGTAGATACGATTGATAACGTCACGAGCGTAGGGGTCGTTGCTATCCAGAACACGCAGGATTTCCTGACGGTCTTTCTCGCCCAGATGGTAGCCCTCACGGAAGAACGGCATCTCGGTCTCATCGAACTTGAAACCCTCACGGGTGCGGAAGGTAGCCTTTGCGTCAAATGCGCTGGGCATCAGAGAAACGCCCACGCCCTTGTGGCCACGCAGCCACTTCAGGTCGAGACCAGCCTTCTTCTTGGCGGGGAACAGTGCGTCAGATGCGAAAGGAATCGCATTGGTCGGGTCATTCGTCCAATAGGCGGCAATCGCAGCCGGGGCAAAGACTTCATTCAGTTTCAGTGCCATGTTGTTTTACCTCCTATCAAACATTCACACCGATGTTGTCACGGAAAATGACGGTCGGCACAGCCTTTTTCAGGCCAGTCAAATCATCTGCGCTGTAAGTAAAGGTAGAGCTTGCAGCAGCCTTCTTCTTATCAACGATGCCACGAACCAGCAGTGCGCCGTTCGGATTCTCGGTCGGGTCAACATCGTACAGCAGGATGCCCGCTGCATCGGAAGTAGCCTCAGTACTTGCGCCAGTGGTTTTAGCCTTCTTACCAGTCAGCGTCATGGGGTAGCCAGCCTTGACAGCAGCTTCCTCAGTCACGGTGAAGGGGATAGCGTCATAGTCATTGGAAGCAAGGATGGTATCGTTGATTCCGTTGACCGTGTTTCGAGTAAACTTCATGTTTTCCTCCTTGTTAATGGAAAGCACTCATTGCGTCACTCGATGCCTTAGAAGTAGCAGCGTTCTGCTGTGCAAGGCTCTTGGCAAATGCCACGCCCTCGCTGTCAGAACCGCCCTTGCCATCCGCACCCGGAGGGGTAGGCATATCTTTCAGCAGCGATGCCTTGAAAGAAGTGTCATGCGCAGACATGAACTCGGACTGATACTTGAACAGCTTTGCCGTGTCATTGTCAGCCAGTGCGTTAGCGGCTTTGTCAGCCAGTTCAGCTTCATAGCCCTGCTTCACGAACTCTGCCTTGTAGGTGGCAATCGTCTTTTCCTTCGTCAGAGCGGCAACCGTCTTAGCGTATTCCTCGTTCTGCTTCTGGAGTTCAGCGAGCTTGTCAGCCTGTTCCTGTGCGGCGTTTTCATCGTCCGTGCGTTTAGCTTTCAGCTGCTTCTTGTACTCGGCAGCTTCACTGTTGGCTTTCGTCACAGCGTTACGCAGCTTCTCGACCTCTGTGGTCGGGTCAGGTGCTTTTTCAATCGCAGCAACGAGTTCTTCTGCGGTCATGCCCTCTTTGTAGGCATCACCAAGCAACACATTGAGTTTCATATTGTTAATTTCCTCCTGCGTTTTTTTACCGTTGCTTCCCTGCAACGCTGCGAAATTTGTATCCCGGCTTCCCTGCCGTGTTTATGGCAAAGGGTTATTCGCCCTCTGTTTCGTTGTTTTTATTGGCAGACTGTTCGTCATCGACCATTTTGTTGGTGTCAACAATATGGTCTACTGCCTGTTCCTGTGGCTTTGGAGCTTTGCCATCCTCACCCAACTTGCCGCTGGCAATCAAAAAAGGAACGCTTGCTTCGTATGCAGCCTGTGGGTCAGGAAACAGACCGGGCGTAGTAAACGCCAACTGCGGGTCAATCGGTTGCTGAATCATCTGTGCAAAAATCTGAACCTTGCTCTGCTGGTTGTCATACTGGCGGCGGGGCAGCTTAATATTGATGTCACTTGCCATCAACTTAGACTGCGCCATGTCACGCATGATTTTCAGCATCACAGACAGACTCTGGCGTTCAGCGTACTTGAACATGTTCTCGTACTGCTGCGCTCTGGCTTCCGTGTGGTTCCAGCCGTTGCGAACAATGACTGCGCCCACGTTGTCAGACGTTGCATTCTCGCTGCCAGTAGCACTAGGCATAGCAGTCAGACTGCGATAGACGTTCAGCATGGAATCAAGCAAGGTCTGGCTCTGCTGCTGGTCTAACTCATTTGCAATCTGTGAAACAGAAGCGGGCAGACCAGAAGTGGATTTCAGACACATTGCGCCAAGTTCCTTGACCTGTTCCAGTGCATCTTTGTCCACAAGGCAGTTGGTAAACACCATAATGGACTGGATGAACTGTGCCACACCGTCCAGACGGTTGCTTTCAAGGTCATTGATTGCATCCAGAACAGGGATAGCAGGTTCAAACAGCCCCATGCGCTCCGGGTTAAGCCTATACTCAACCATCGGCAACATTCCTAAGGAGTGCGATTCAGACTTGGCAAGGTTGCCGTTGTCAATCGTGAAGCACATATTGGGCGTGTAGACCATAATCAGGTCATTCAAGTCCTGCTGGTAATTGCGAGGAATGTGCAGCACGTTAGCAATCGGCTTGTGACCTACGCCGCTGTTGTAAATGACATAAGCCATGTCAGGGTCAGGAACATCCACCAGAAGGGGTGTTTCGTCCGGGTAGTTCCCGACATATCCCTTGTCGGGGAGAACGATACGATAGCCCTGTCCGCACTCCAACATCCACTGCCAGAGCCGCCGATCAAGCGAATCCTTGCCCTCGTACTGCAAAGCATTGGACAACTTTGCAATCTCGTCACCGTCACCAGTAGACGTTTCCGACCGCACATAAGCGCAGGGAGTGCCACTCATATAGCCTGTGTAGAAGCTCACGCACTCATTGGCGTGATTCTCGACAATGCGGTTGGTGATTTCGGAGTGATATTCCTTTGTGCGGTTAAGCACAGGCTGATTGCCCAAGTAGTAGTTGTGCAGCCAACGAATCTCATTGCGGTTGCACATATGCAGTGGCTCGCATCTGCCCATAACTACTTTCAGGACGTTTTCAGCATTGATTTCCGTTTCTGGAACTTCAATCTGTCTACGCCCGGTCAGCGGATTCCGCAGAAACCCGTTGACCACAACTTCGTATTCAGCCATCGGCAATCCCTCCTTTCAGACAAAATAAAAAGGCGCAGCGAAACGAACCATTACGGTTTATCTCACTGCGCCAAAACTGCGCTTCAAAAGCTATTTATTTTTCAGGTGGATGGATGATTTTGACCCATCCCTCTTTGGTATCTCCTTCGATAACACCCTTGCATCTGTCGCACTTGAAATGGTATCGTCCTTCAACTTCGCCAAGATAGCGGTTACAGCGGACGTTCTTATACATCGGATTCTGCCTGATACAAGGGCAACAGATTCTAACCAGCATGGGTGCTCCTTTCGTTGGATTCATGGAAACAGGCTGTTGAGCACAGGCCTGTTAGAAGCTACTGGGAAACTATTCGCGCTACCAGTCACGCTATTCCCGCCCGGGAAAGCCGCCGCAGCCCTAACATTCAGTTTGACGGACAGTCAACGGGTCGGCTGCGGTGTTTGGTCACAGAGGATGGATTTGAACCACCGATTTTCCAACCGTAGTTGGACGAACTGCCAAACTGTTCCACTCCGTGATAAACCCGGCTTGATGGTTAATCGCTGCTCTTTGCAATGCCATGCCTAAACATTACATCGAGAGCCGGGAATAGCGATTGGAGGTCATAAAATGCAAACCAAAAAGAGAAACATTGTGCTGCGTAGCGGGTTTGAACCGCTTCATGTTAGTTGGGGGAGTACAAACAATGTTCCGTCCAGCCGGAAACGCAACATAAAAGCCCGGCAAAGGTGAAAGAGTGTAAGACCGTTGCCGGCGAAAGGATGGATGCCCGCAAAAGGCAAACGAGAAAAATGACTAAAACTCATTTACCAAGCAATCCGCAGGAAGTCACAGAACTTCCTGCTACTATTGTACGTCTTGTCAAGGGGCAAATCAAATAAATAGACCCAGCGAACACAATATATAGTGTTTTTGAT